TTGACACTCCGTTTGAAGCGCCGTGGGGATTCTTCCTCGTTCCACCGTTCCATCCGAACTGCCGTTGTTTCTGCACCTATAACATTGGAAACAACTCCGACATGCCTATAGAGGTGGACCTGTGAATGTACTAGAGCGCGTGTTGAAGGCGTTCGGCTCTCCCTACACGGTTGCGCCGGAACCTGTTGCCAAGTTCAACCCGTTCCACTACCCCAAGGGATTCGGCGGCGGACGAGGTGGCAAGTTCGCGCCGAAGGGATTGGAAGGCGACGCCAAATCAGACGTTGAGCATGAGTCGAAGTTGGCAGATGGTTTCCATTGGGCAGGCCCGGAAGAAATCAAGGCGTTCAACGAGGGAGCCAAGAAGGCGAACGCCGAACTGGTTCGTGCTAACCGCTCTGCCAAGAAGCACGACCTCATCGCCCCTAACATGCGCGACGTACAGATCAATAACGACAACAAGGCGCATGTCCTCTATCGAGCGATGGTCGGACCAAAGGACACTCTCGGTTCTGACGGCAAGCCTGTAGCGAAAGCCAAGATTGGATACAGCGCCGATCATCATGAGGCTGCGGCAGCGACTAAGTACTCGCGCGTGTCTGCGTTCATGAAGGACGCGCCTGCCCTTGACGAGATGTTGCGCAAGGACATCAAAGAAATACCGCGCGATCATACTCCAATGGCGTTGTGGGTTATTCGCAACACGGGTATGCGTCCCGGTGGTGGAGGTGGCACATCAAAGAACCGCGCAACCGGAGCGTACGAAGACACGTTCGGAGCAACGTCGCTTCAGTTGAAGCACGCCTCAGTTGATGCCAGGGGTGTGACGACATTCAAGTACAAGGGGAAGTCAGGCTTCCCCATCACTCAGCGAACGCAAGACCCTCTCATCGCTAAGTTCGTTCGAGAGCGCAAGGCAGCGGGCAAGCCTAACGACATGCTGTTTGACTTCAAGCAGCCCGGTCGAAGCGTTGCTCCCAAAGACCCAACAGGTCGCTTGAACGATTACGTGAAGAAGGCGTTCCCGGGTAAGGGATACGTCCCCAAGGACTTGCGAACGATGCGCTCAACACAAGCAGCACAGGCTCACCTTGCCACCATCAAGAAGATGCCTACCTCGAAGAAAGAGTTCGACCAGATTCGTTTCGCGGCCAGTGTTCACTCGGCCAAGGCTCTCGGCCATGTCACCACGGGAACGGGAGCAAACCAGAAATCAACGATGGACCTCAACAGTTACATCGACCCGGCAATCTTCGACAAGTTCAGGTTGGACCCGACATGGTAAAACTCTCGCCTCAGCAGCAGCAGACGATGGACACGATCCAAGAAATGCTGAAGAACGGCTTGTATGACTTCAACCCTGAGCAGGAAGCACTGCTCAACCACCTCTACGTGATGGACCACCCTGGACAAACTCCGGCTGTCCCGATCTTGCCGGACATCGAAGACGAGAACGATGAACAAGAGCGTCTGTTCGAGGGAGTGGACGAAGATGGACAGTGAACTGTCTAAGGGCGTGTGGGATGCTAGCAAGCATCCTCGTGGCGCTCATGGGCACTTCGCTTCGTCCGGCAGTGCTGGCGCTCCCGCGCCAGGAACGATCAAGAACGGCACTCTCTACGGCATCACCTCGTCTGGCAACATCAAACTCTCTGCTGCCGACATCGCTGGCATGAAGGCGATTGAGTCGGGAGCAAGTGGCGGCAAAGGTAGTAAGGGCAAGAGTGCTGGAAAGAAAGCAGCGGCCAAGGCAAAGAAGGCGAAGAAGCCAGTCCTCACAAAAGCGCAGAAGGCAGCGCTCCTGAAGTCAAAGCAACTCGCGGCGAAGAAGGCCAAGGAGAAAGCGCTCGTTCAGGCGAGGCAGCAGCAGGCACAACGGTTGAAGGCAAACTCGTTCAACGCCGCACTGCCGCCGAGCAACGCCATTCAGTCGTACTTCGGAAACCCTGGCGTCAAGGGCGGAGCACGAGGAACTGCTCTCGCTAAGATCGGCTATCCCGCGACAGAGACGCCTCTTGGAACTGGCGATAACTGGGTCACTCAGGCTGGCGGTTTGCCCATGTATATGCGCCGTGTTGCGAACCACCTCATCCACGACAAGGGTTACGATGAATCCGCCGCCGTGGCAATGGCTGTCAACTGGTGCAAACACCTGGCGGAAACCGGGCGCACTTTCGGCAACAAGGTCAAGGTCAATGACGCTGCGAGGGCTGAAGCGGCCAAAGCAGTAGCAGAATGGGAAGCAAAGAAAGCGAAGGCTCATGGCACTCATGCGGCGAAAGACTCCGGTAAGCAAGACAGCAATGACTGACGAGCCGATCTACTCCGAGGTCATCAAGCGCTCGTTCACTGTCGAGCAGCGGAAGAAGTTGGCCGCTGAAGGCAAGGCGATGCCGAACCTGTCATACCCCATCGAGAACAAAGAAGACCTCCACAATGCCGTGAAGTCGTTCGGGCTTGGCAAAGCACCCGATGCGAAGATCAAGGCGCACATCGTTCGGCAGGCCAAGCGCCTCGGCGCTACGTCAGTACTGCCTGACTCATGGGGAGCGTCGGAACAAGGCACAGGCGATCCCATCGGCAAGTTCGATGTCAACGTGCCCATCATCAAGGTGGACGAGGAGCAGCAGGTCGCCTTTGGTTGGGCACAACTGAGCAAGCATCGAGACGGGAGAGACTGGTTCGACAAGCAGGGCGACCACATCTCCCCGGAAGAACTCGAAACCGTCGCCATGAACTACGTCCTCGAAAGTCGGGACGCTGGCGAGATGCACGTTCGCAAGGGAGTTGCGACCCTTGTCGAGTCGATGGTCTTCACGCCGGAGAAGATCGAGAAGTTGGGCATTCCCGAGGGAGTTCTTCCCTGTGGATGGTGGGTTGGATACCATATCAGTGACGAGGACGTGTGGCAGGACGTGAAGAGCGGCCGCTATCGCGACTTCTCAGTTCACGGAACCGCATTCCGTCGTCCGGTCGAAGGGAGTTGAGATGCCGGAGCGTTCAACCCTCCACGGCGCTCGCTATGACGAAGTGAGTTTCGTTGACCGTGGCGGAAACAACAGCGCTGACCCCAACGAACTTGACGGGGCGCATATCGTGATCTTCAAGAGGGATGGAGAGCCAGTGTCAAAGGACATGCCGGACGTGGGCGACGTTCACTCCAAGGCTCCCATCGGTGCTATCTGCCCCGCGTGCAACCTCAAAGTCCCGGCAGGTATGTCTATCTGCCCGAAGTGCGAAACGCCGATCAAGGCAAGCAAGGCAAAGAAGAACGACGACGTGCTGCTGCCTGATGATGACGACCTCGAAGAACTCGGCAAGGCTGACGGCAGCGATGACTCCGATGACAGTGATTCGTCGGACAGCGACGGCAGCGATTCTGACGATGACGATGACGATGACGAACTCACCCCTGAGCAGATGCTTCAGGGCCTCGACGCGATCATCGATGAGATGAATGACCTGGTGAAAGACCAGGACCTTTCAACGCTTCCAGAGTGGGCGGGTCAAGCGCTCTCCCTCGCTGGAACTGCGGATATGGTTTCCGATGCACTCATGGATGCCTTGTCCGTGTACGACCCCGACGACGCCGACGACAACTCGGACTCGGACTCGGGTTCAACCCCAACCAGCAAGAGGGAGGAAACCATGCCGGAAAACCCGACGCGGCCTGACCTCGAAGGACTGGCACCCGAAGTCCGGGCTTACATCGAGAGCCTGGAAGCAGAGGGCGTCGGCAAGTCTGACGAGTCGGGCACGGACGACGTGTACAAGGGCATTGACCCTGCCGTCGCCGCCGTTCTTCGCAAGAGGGATGCAGAGCACGCTGCCGAACTGAGCAAGGCGCAGGAGCAGGTCGCGGAACTTGAGAAGCGCGACGCCATTTCCAAGATGGAGTCGGTCGCGGTTGAGCACGGACTGGCGAAGGCTGACGCCGCCACTCTGTACGAGGCCAAGGCTGCTCTCGGCAACGACAACTTCAACAAGGTTCTCGGACTGATGTCCGGGCTGCGCAAGCAGGACCAGACCGCTGCCCTCTTCGCCGAGTTCGGCAAGAGCGCTGACGATGGTGCTTCTCCCAACGCAGAAGCGCTCATCGATGCCGAGGCCCGCGAGATTGCCAAGGCCGAGAACATCTCGTACGCCAAGGCATACGCCAAGGTGCTCGACGCTCACCCGCACCTGTACCAGCAGGGCGGCAAGATCGCAGGGAGTGAGGAGTAATGGCTTACGAAACCCCGAGCATCGTCATCACGCTCGAAGCGGCTGCGAACCTCTCCACGAACCAGTACCGGTTCGTCAAGGTGACTGCCGCTCAGACGTGCAACGCGATTGCTGCCACCACTGACTCCCCGGTCGGTGTCCAGGCGAACAAGCCCTCGGCTGCCCCGCAGGCGACGGAAATCTGGGTGACGGGCATTGCCAAGGTCGAGGTCGGCGTTGCTGGCCTGAACGCTGGCGACCACGTTGCTATCGACTCGGTTGGTCGCGGCGTCACTGCCACTACCGGCCAGGCTTACGGCATCGCTCTCGCCACTGGCGTTTCTGGCGATGTCGTTTCTGTGCTCCTGGGCATCCGCCCGTACAACGCATAATCATCTGAGAGGAGGAAACACGAGATGCCGAACCCCACCCCATCTGATCTTCACGTCAACGTTCCTCTGACTCAGATCAGCGTGGCCTACCAGCAGGACGCCGGGAACTACATTGCAGACCAGGTGTTCCCGAACGTTCCTGTCCAGAAGCAGTCCGACCTCTACTGGAAGTACGACAAGGGCGACTGGTTCCGCTCCGACGTGCAGCGCCGTTCCCCCGGTGCTGAGTCTGTCGGCACGGGCTGGCACGTCTCGCAGGACTCGTACTTCGCGGACGTGTGGGCTGTCCACGTCGATGTCCCGGACCAGTTGCGTGCCAACGCGGACCAGGCGTTTGACCTCGACCGCGACAACACCATGCTCATCACTAACCAGTTGCTGCTGAAGCGCGATCTTCAGTGGCTCTCGTCGTTCTTCACGACCGGCGTGTGGGACAACAACCTCACCGGCGTCTCGTCGGCTCCGTCAACCAACCAGGTTCTTCAGTGGAACCAGGCTGGCTCGACTCCCATCGAGGACATCTACCTTCAGCGCATGAACATCGCAGAGAAGACCGGCCTAGAGCCGAACACTCTCGTCATCGGTGCTCGTGTGTGGCAGATCCTCGCCAACCACGCGGAAATCATCGACCGTATCAAGTACACGCAGGCGGGCTTCATCGGCCAGGACCTCGTGGCTCGTGCGTTCGGCGTTGACCGGATCATCGTGGCGATGGGCACTCAGAACACCGCGAACGAGAACAAGACCTCGCCGTACGTCGGCACCTTCTCGTTCATGGCCGGGAAGCACGCCTTCCTGTGCTACTCGAACCCGAACCCCGGCCTCATGGCCCCGAGTGCTGGCTACACGTTCTCGTGGAGCGGCTACATGGGAGCGTCGGACTTCGGAACCCGCATGAAGACGTTCCGCATCGATGAGCGTTCTTCTGACCGGATCGAGGGCGAAATGGCGTTCGCTCTGAAGTCGGTTTCCACCGACCTCGGCTGCTTCATCTCCGGCGTTGTGGCGTAGGGAGCGATCATGACTGACGAAACGACCGAGCAGGCAGTCGAAACCCCCGAGGCTGTCGAGCCTTCTGACACGATTGCCGAGCAGGCCGCTTCGGATGTTGCTCCCGAGACGACGACTGAAAGCGAGTCGGCGGGAACGACTGAAGAGGGCGATGGGACGCAAGACACCCATGAACCCGCTTCTGTCGTGGTGATGGATATGGTGCGTGCGCTTCACCTGGCGCACGTTGCCCGTCTCCTTCACTACCCGCCCGCACTTGCCGAGGCGAGCGTTGCTTATCAGCAGGCCGCGGGCGATGCCTACGACCCGGCTGAAGACCCGCTCGTCTCGAAGTCGTCCACCCTCGTCAACAACGTTCGGGTGGAACTGGCGAACGAACTCCACGAATCGCCAGTCGGGCACAGCAAGTCGCTCGACGCAGTTCGTGAGGCGGCGTCAGGTGACACCGGAGACGGACTCGATGAGTACCAGCAGGCACAGTGGGACAAGGCCAAGACTGCTCCGCTTTCCGTCGCTGACGGAGTTGCGAAGTACGAGGTTCCTGGCTCGACCTACGTCGCAGGTGTCAACTAGCGTCACTGAGCGGTGACGGCAGAGCGGCCAGTGGGGGCTAGAACGTCCTCCTGGCCGCTCTGTACGTCGCAGGGGCATACTGACTGCCCCATAGGCACGAAAGCCCGCGTACGGGCAAATGAGGGGCCTTGAAGGGGGCATCATGACGTGGACGTATGACGAGACAGCGCTAGGAACGTCTCCCAAGGACGAAATCCGGCTTCTCATCGGTGATACCAACCCGAATGAACCCCTCATTAGCGATGAAGCAATCGCCTTTCTGCTCACGCAGGAACCAGGCCCGTACTACGCCGCTGCTGCTGCTTGCGAAACCATCGCGGGCAACTACGCGCGGGAAATCTCACGAACCATCGGACCTCTGAACTTGAATCTTGCGAGCCGACAGACTCAGTTCGAGCAACTGGCTGAACGACTTCGCACTCGCGCACCTCATCGCACGGGAGTTGCCCCGATCTTCTTCGGAGACTCTTACTCCGACAAGCAGGCCGCTGCGCAAGACCCCGACCTCATCGGAACTGCCGCAAAGGTGGGCGGCATGGACAACCCGCTCGCTGGCGAAACTCCTGTCTGGTACGAGGACGAAGGGCTTTGGTACTAATGCCTGCCGCCGATCATTCTGTGTGGGACGTGATGATGTTCCACACGCTCTACGTCTACACAATGACGGGGCGCGGCGGGGATGGTCGGCCTGTCTATTCGGCGGCGTTCAAGTCCTACCGCGCCTACGTAGACATGAACCAGTCAGTCACTCGTGATGCCTCGGGCGAGAAGCGCGATGTCTCTGCGACGTGCTACGTCAATACCAACGGCGACACCTTGCATGTGACGGACAAGGTAGTCCTGCCTGACTTCAACAACCAGGAACGGCCTATCGTGCGCCTCGTCAACAACGTCGATGCTCTCGACGGCGCGATTCATACTGTGACGGTCTACCTTGGCTAGAAAAGGAATGTCGGTGCGCTGGGTCGGGCTGTCCGAGGCTCAGAGAGCAGCACTGCGAACTGCCGATGGAGTTGACCGAGAAACCAAGCGAGTCACTGGCAAGAACGCCGAGGCAATCTTCCGGCTGTCGCAGACTTACGTTCCCGTTGAAACCGGAGCACTGCGAGCATCGGGATCGATTCATCGCCGCGAAGGCAAGCGATCTGTTGCCTACACGATCAAGTACGGCGACCGTGAACATGCCCGCGTCTATCGGTACAAGAGGAACCATCCTGCTCGCGGCATCAAGCGGGGCAAGGTCATCCGCATCCCGACGAACACCTACTCGTACTACGTCCACGAGTTGCATAACAAGCACAAGCCGCCGACGCGCCGTAAGTTCCTCGCTGATGCTGTGACGGAACTTGCCGAAGACTGCTTCGCTCGCTGGCGCGAATACGTAGGGCGCAGGATGACCGACGAATGGGTGAAGTGATGACTGTCCTCGAAGATGTGGTGTCGATCTTGAATGGCTTTGTGCTGCCGAGCACGACAACGCTCGTCACTGGCACGAACCTGTTCTACGAAACCTCGCCTGACGACCTGACTGACCACGACGAGATTGTGATGCTCGCAGAAGAGAGCGGCGAGAGTGATTACGCGCTTGGCAACAACGGCGTCGTCATCGAGAAGCCTCGGCTCCATGTTTTGTGCCGCGTTGCAAGTGACTCGGGGATTCTGGCGTGCCGCCACAACATCGAGGCAGTGCGCCGGACACTCTCTGTCTTCGGTTCGAGCATCGTGAACGGCACAACCTACCTGGCTATCATGGAGGAAGGAACTCCTGAATATCAGGGGCCGGATTCATCGAACCGGCCGATCTTCACTCAGGAGTTCGTCGTATGGAAGGGATTGGAGGTGTCAGTGTGAGTTACCGATCTGTGTGTGGGCATGACTACACCGGCTCAGACGGCAAGGCTGTTCACCTTGATCCCGGCGATGTCGTTGTCAACATGGACAAGGCTGTCCTGGCCGACGAGGCAAAGGAAGGCCGCGTGATTGACGAGAAGAATGACTGGCAGGCTGCGGTTGAAGCGTTCATGACGCATCCCGTTGAGCGCCACAGTGTCGGGGGTGACGAGTAATGGCGTTCTCACATGGTTCCAATGCTCGTGCGTACCTCAACGGCTACAACGTCAGTCAGTACTTGAACTCGTTCGCCGAGAACGTCGATATCGACAGCGCGGAGACTTCGGCGTTCTCTAGCACCTACAAGACGTTCATCCCTGGCCTCATCAATGCCACAGTGTCGGCTGACGGCAGATTCGATGGTGGAGCAACTGCTATCGACTACATCTTCGCTACGGCAGTGCAAAACGGCGTCGATGATCTGTTCGTGTGGATGGAGCAGGGCGACAACTTCGGTTCCCCGGCGCGAGGGATTCAAGCAGTCACCACGAACTACACCGTGACGACCAGCATTTCTGACGTGGCTTCCGTGACGTTCGCGGCAACTAGCGACAAGGGACTCGATGCTTGCAATGTCCTCATGCCGTTGGGCGCATGGGCTTCTAACTCGTCGTCGTCAAGTATCGACAACGGCGCGGCAACTTCCAACGGTGGAGTTGCCTACCTAACTGTCGTGACGGCTACCTCGCTGGCCGTGACGATTCAAAGCAGTCCCGATAACAGCACGTGGTCAACAGTGACGGGACTTGTCTTCAGTTCCACAAGCACTCAGGGATGCACGCGCCTCGTTTCCCTGGGCGTCTCTGTTGGCCGGTACGTCCGAGCAACGTGGACGGGTTCGGCTTCGTCGGCACAACTCATCTTCGGACGCAAGTAAGGGAGTGAACCTCAGTGGCTTTCTCACACGGTTCTAAGGCGAATATCCGACTCGGGACGGCGGGTACTCCGACGACTCTGGCGGACTTCTCCATCTACGCAAACAACGTCTCGACTCCGTGGGACATCGACACTGCGGAAACCTCGGTCTTCGGATCGACGTTCAAGCAGTTCGTTCCCGGCCTGTCGAATGGCACCATCTCAATCGATGGTCGCTTCGACCCGACTGCCGACTCGTGGCTGGCTCTCCTCGTGGGAGTTGCTTCCGTCAACTTCGGCTACTACCCGCAGGGCTACTTGAACACCGGCACTCCGGCGTACACGGGATCGTGCTTCATGACCTCGTACGCCACCACGACAAGCATCTCGGACGTGGGTACCTTCACTGCCGCGTTCCAGATCATCTCGGCGCGTACTCGCACCACTCAGTAATCCATCCATCACGAGAGGTAGGCACCTGTCATGGCAAAGAACGAACGAGCACCGCTGTCACTCGAACAGATCATCGAAGCCGGAGCCAACGACCACAGCGTTGTCGAAATCCCCGAGTGGGGAGGTCATGTTGTCGTTCGCCCGATCACGAAGATCGAACAGCGTCGCGCTCGTGACAAGTCCCGCACTCGTGGCGGAGACATCGACGTAGACACGATGGAGAGGGAAATCCTGAAGGCAGGAGTTGTCTCCCCGCCGCTCGATGACGCTGGCGTCGATGCTCTTGGCACGAAGGAAGCGGGCATCATCGACA